GGTCGTGAAAAACTATTTAACTTCTTTGTCAAAATGAAATTGAAAAATTTGATTACAGATATACAGGATTTTTAAATTATGGCTATTAAATTATCAATGGCAGAGGTCGTTAACAAGATCTCATCTACAAAAACCAAAGCGGGTAAAATTGCTCTTTTAAAAGAACATGATAACCCAGCCCTCAGAACGGTATTAAGACTTATCTATGATAAAGAAATTGAGTTTCTAGTACCTGATACTGCCCCGCCGTGGAAGTATAACAAACATACCGATGCACAGACTATGCTTTATAGAGAAGCTCGTCGACTCAAAATCTTTATTAAAGGTGGTGGGTATGATGACCTCAACCAAATAAAGCGTGAAGGTCTTTTTATCGGTCTCTTGGAAGATATCGAAAATGCAGACGCCGATTTACTGGCGAAACATATGATATCCCACACTCCCTGCAAAGGACTTACAGCTAAAACGCTAGAGGAAGCCTTTCCAGGCATCTTTACTAGCCCAATGGATATGCGATAAGGAAGTTATGAAGTGGCCAAGCGAATTAGGGAAACTCCTAAATCGGAAGAATGGGAAAACGTAAAGGCTGACGAAAAACGCCGACGTGAACAAAGAAACAAAAAGTTCAAATCCAAAAGAAAACGCAGACTTAAAGAAAAATACGGGTTATAGCGTGTTGACATTTCATACAAGGTGTGTTATAATATACACTTAATATGGAAAAAGGAGAAAAAATGACGGATATTAGAAGTGAAAAATTAATCCTTGTCGATTGTGACGGGGTCTTATTGGATTGGAAGTATGCCTTCTATAAGTATATGGCTGAAAACGGATATGAAATTAAGGTTCCAAATGTTTACGATGTCGCTACCACTTTTGATTTATCCAGACCACATGCAAAACAATTGGTTAGACAATTTAATGAATCAGCTAGGATTGGTTTCCTACCTGGATTAAGAGACTCTATAAAATATGTTAAAAAATTACATGATGAGGGCTACGTTTTTCATTGTATTACTAGCCTCAGTACTGATTACTACGCCGGTAAATTAAGAGAAGAAAACCTCGAAAGACTCTTTGGAAAAGATGTATTTGAGAAAGTTATTTGTCTTGATTGCGGTGCTGATAAGGACGAAGGATTATTACCCTATAAAGACAGTGGTTGTATATGGGTGGAAGATAAGCCTTTAAACGCTGAATGTGGTCTTAAAATGGGACTTCAATCAATTCTTATTAACCACAAATTCAATGAGGATTATGTCAATCCTGACATTCAAAGAGTCTCAAAGTGGAAAGAGATTTACGAAGAAATCGTTTAAATTCTTATAAATAAAACTATGATTCATTGGACAATATATTAAATGCCTATCTATTCATTTAAAGATACAGAAACCGGCGAAGAGTTTGACAAGATGCTCAAATTAGCCGAAAGAGAATCCTTTCTCGAAGACAATCCAAATCTAAAGCAAATAATAACCGGCTCCGCGCCGTTGATTGATAGCGCGCGGTTAGGAAGGGCAAAGCCCGACCAAGGTTTTCGTGATTTACTTTCGTCAATGAAAAATAATAAATCATACACAGGGAACAAAATAAACGACTGGAAATAACCTTTATCTTCATGCGTTGATTGTTTCGTATATAAGGAGGTCGCATATGCCAAGAAGTCGTATATCACAAAAAGAGAAGAGGAAATCTAGACAGGATAAGAATGGAACTCAAAATTCCAAATTTAGTATGAAACCTATCAAACCGATTACCGATACTCAAAAGGATATGTTCGATAACTATAAGGCAGGGTATAATATCGCCGCGATTGGCACGGCAGGCACAGGTAAGACAATGTGCGCATTATACATGGGTTTAATGGATATTCTTCAAGACGATGAATATGAACAAATGATTATTGTTCGGTCCGCTGTACAAACAAGGGAACAAGGTTTTATGCCTGGTTCACAGGCCCAAAAGGAGGCAGTTTATTCAGTACCTTACGCCGATATTGTTAACAATTTATTTGGTCGTGGAGATGCATGGGAAATCATGAAACAAAAACGACAAATTAAATTTATGACATCATCTTTTGTAAGAGGATTAACTTTTGATAATTCGATTATAATTGTAGATGAATGTCAATCAATGACCTATCACGAGTTAGACAGTATTATTACTCGTGTAGGAGAATCTTCAAAGATTATTTTCTGTGGAGATACAAGACAAGATGACTTGGAAAGTTCTCGTAATAGGAATGATATAAGTGGTTTAAAAACATTTATAAAAGTTCTGAATCGAATTCCTTCATTTAAAACAGTAAGTTTTGGTATCGAGGATATTGTTCGCTCAGGCCTCGTAAAGGAATACATTATCGCGAAGGACAGACAAGAACGAAATAGACCGGTTGTGAGAGATTTATCACACCACCACATTTTGACAGCCACAGCTTAAGGAGACAATTACAAAAGAGGTCAGGTGACTGGCCTCTTTTATTAACAGATAGGATATATTATGATATTTGAACACGCAACGCACGGGATAGATCTTCCCGAAATAACAAGAAAAACAACAGAAGCAGGAAGGAGATATTTTACTCCTACTGGCGAAGCATACCCGTCAGTAACTACTGTATTGGGAATACTCAGTAAAGAATCAATTAAAGCCTGGCGAGACAGAATCGGCCATGCTGAAGCAAATAAAATTTCATCTCAAGCAGCACGCCGAGGTACAGCTGTTCATAAAATTTGTGAAAATTATCTTGATAATAAAGAAGATTATAGAGAAGGTCAGCAACCTTCAAATTTGTTTATGTTTGACGAAATGAGAACCATAATTGATAAGAATATAAATAATATATGGTTCCAGGAGGCTTTCCTCTATTGTGATGAGCTTGAAACAGCTGGACAAGTAGATGTTATAGGTGAATACGAAGGAAAACTTTCGATTATAGATTTTAAAACTTCCAGGAAACCAAAAAAGGTAGAATGGATTACGAATTATTTTATGCAGTGTTCGTTTTATGCCAAAGCCTTCGAGGAAAGAACTGGTGTAAAAGTAGAACAAGGCGTTATTTTAATAGGTGTTGATGGTAGTGAACCACAAGTGTTCAAATTCGATACCTCTGAATATTTAGAACACTTTAAAGCAGTAAGGGAAAAATATAGGGAAATACATGAACAAAAAGCGGTACATAATAATTGATAATAATATGGGCGTATTTTTAGGAACATACGATGGGCATCAGCTAGGAAAAGATGATGACCGAATGTATGCATGTTTTGCTGAGAACAATCCATTTGGATTAACCACAGCATGTTCATTTAAAAGCCAAAGGGCCGCTGAACATTTTATTAAGGATATGTTTCCCCATAGAAAACATTTGGAATTGGAATCATTACCGGTTGATACACAGACAGAATTCCCAACCGTGGTCGAAATAATTAAAGCAGGATATAGTGAACACTGCGGAGACATGTTAGATACAATGTTTGCTGAAGGACCACAAACAATTCACTAAAAAGGTTGACTTTTGCAAGTTAACGTGTTAATATACAAACTATGGAAAAATCAAAATTAATCAATGACGCTCTAATGGTAGCTGTAAAGGCCCACGGTGAGCAAAGACGCAAATACACAGGAGAGCCTTATGTATTGCACCCTGTCGGCGTTTCAAAGATTGTCGAAACCGTTTCACATACGCCAGAAATGATTGCAGCTGCCTTACTACACGACGTTGTAGAAGATACAGATGTAACATTTAGAGAGCTCAAAGAACAATTCGGTCCAGTGGTCGCCGAACTAGTCCATTATTGCACAAACGTCTCCGATAAGGTGGACGGAAACCGTGCGTTTCGTAAGAAGATGGATGCAGACCATTTCGCTTTGGGACCAAAAGAGTCTCAAACAATCAAGGTCGCTGATTTAATTCACAACGCTGAATCTATTATCAAGCACGACCAAAAATTCTTCCACAAAGCATTTAAACATGAGAAGAAATATCTCTTAGAAGTGCTCACTCTAGCTGACTCTCAGTTAGTGTCTCAAGCTACTCAGATTCTGGAAGAGAACTGGGTGGAACCCCACAAAAGATGATGAAGAAAATCATTAATGATATCATCGAAGAAATAAAATCTGCCCACTGGTTATGGTGGGTAGGTCTATTTTGCCTCACTTTCCTCATATAAAATAACTTTCGTTATATCAAAAGGTTATATCGTTATAACCAAATAGTCTAAAAGATCCGAAAATAGTTGTTGACTTTAACACGCAAATGGCGTATAATATACATTCAATAATTGAAAAAGGCAACAAACAATGAGACTAGAAACAATCCTTATCGAAGATATCAATACCTTTCAAGGCTCTATGCCCACTGGATTCGACCTTGTCGAATACGAAAAAGGTACTGACCCAATGGACGGATATGTGCTTTATGGTTTTGACGAACTCTATATGATGGTTCCTCCTTCCAAGGCAGCTCATTGTTTCATGCATAACGGAATCTAAGGTGGTTTTAGTGAGGGTACTAGGTTCGGGACACTCATGCAGGGTTATAAATTACCCGGTAATCATCGCCCTAGTATCTTCACTAAAAAAACTTTTAAAAAGATTTCAGTTAGCGTGTTGACATTAACAAGCAATTATGGTATAATGTACTCATATTAAATAGGAAAAGGAAAAAAATATGAAATATTTTACAGTTAAACAAATCAAGGTCCCAGAGGCTGAAAAGGATTATCCGAACCAATATGGTTGGGGTGGTGCTGAAGAAAAATCACCAGCTTGGAAAGCTAAATTGCAAACAATGCATATCAAGGATTCTTTTGAATTTGACCCCGCTGTTCTTGAATTTTACAAGGACACTTATTTGGTCCAGGCCAACGACCTGGAACACGTATTCAAAATCACCAATTTGTGGGATGAGCCTGACGCGGTTCACTCTTATGAAACTGGTCACTCAACATCAGTTGGCGACATCGTAATGGATAATGAAACTGGTGAACAGTTCATGGTCGCAAACTTCGGTTTTAAAAAGGTAGCTTAATTATGAATAATGTAGCGATATTTAAATTTTTAGATTCTCTCCGCGAAAGTGGTCAGATCAATATGTTTGGAGCCCCACAAGTTTTGAGAGAAGCTTTTGGGTTAACAAAAAGTGAGTCAGTCGAGGCGTTTCAAGCTTGGGCTGACAATTTTAGTAATGTAGAAATGGAGAAAAGAAATGCATGAATTAGAAATGGTAAATGGCGAAGCTCAAATGGCGTATCGTCTATCTGCTGGGGTCCCCTGGCACGGTCTTGGAGTTCCGGTCGAAGATGACATGACGCCAAGGGAAATGCAAACAGCAGCTGGACTTGACTGGACAGTCAAAAAGGTAGAAGCGTTTGTAGAACTTGACGGAAAAAAGGTTCC